AACTGGCAGGGGCCAGAGTGTTTTAGTATCAACAAAGATACAATGTATTTCAGAAGGTCATTTAGTGCAATCTTGCAATATGTGAGTATTACCAAAGAAAACTTGAGTAAGAATATCAAAGCATTAAAAGAACTTGGATTATTAAAAGTTAAAGAAAATATTGGGGACGTATATGAGTTTAAAGTAGAGTTATTTAGCGAGCCTTATATTGTATTAGCGAAACAAAAGCTAGAAACTGTAAAAGATAAATACACGAGAAAAAGAATACAAGATTTTATTGATATTGCTTCACAACATGAATTAATTTTGGATGCACTTATATACCCAACTAAAAAAGTAATAAATACAGATGAACCCCAAGAAACAAAATCGCCCAAAGAAAAAGAAGTTAGATATGAAGAAAAAGAACGTCAAAGAGAAGCTCTATTAAAGTGCAGTAATGGTAATAGTATAACGTGGGACGATTTATAATTAAATCACTAATATGTTCAAAAAAGAAGATACTTAACTAAACAGCAAGTATCTAAGAAAAGGTCGTTATATAGATCCAGCAAAACTTTCAAAAGTAGTAAAAACAGGATTTGATCGTGTTTGAGGCATAGTCGTTATATTATTAGTATAGCATAGCCTATAGTAATAGTCAAGAGGGCAATAACATGAACGCAGTTTATTAGTAGACTTACCTAGGGGGCCAGGTGTTTGATTAAATAAACACCGGCCAACTGCTCAACCATACATTATTTAATAAAGTAGGAGGAAGAAGAATATGATTAAATATGTGAGTGTAAAGGAATTAGATTCTAGTTTTAAGTATAACTTCGAGACATGGTTTCAGGCAATGACAACTACTGAGCCGATAGTACCAAAGAATTTAAGGTTAGTGCAGACAGATGATTATGTAATTGATAATGGTAAACTTTATTTATCATGTGATGGAATGGTTAAGATAAAGACATTCATACATCTAAAACAGACCATGGACTTGAAAGACTGGTTCGAGAATTGTGCAAGGCACAAAGAGTTTTAAGAAATCAAAACTGGGTGGCATGAATAACATGCCGCCCCACAACAAATCATATCATTAAGAGCAATACGATAAAGGTCGTAATCAATCAGAAAGTAGCTTATAATATAATTATAGGTTACTTTCTTTATGGGAGTGAGAATATGGGTTTAATAAGTCTTGTTACTAAAGGAATGATACTTAGCGAAAGTGCCTTAGCCGCATTATCAGGTAGATTAGATGAGGGTATAATAAAGATTATGTCAAGAGATAGAAAGACTCGAATAAGAATGATGAAAAAGTTAAAGGAAGGACTTGAAGACCGAGGTTATGATTTATCTGCACTGACAATGAAGTTCCAAGGTTTTAATAAGTCTGTATTCATGAAGGCTGATGTATTCTTTAAAAGAATGAAAGAATACAGAGTTATATATGATCTAGTTGCCATATATGATGAATATGGCGATGAAATTGATATTGGGGATATCATGGAAGAAATAATGTATGAAGAACTATTTGGCGACGATGATGACATCGGTGGATGGGGAGACGAGCTAGACTTTGGTGGGTTCGGCGGGTGGGATTAATCAGCCTCAAGGTCAAGTAAGCCTGCCTATCAACGCATTTGCCTGAATACCGGATTTGGCAAATTTTAAAGTTCGAGGGAACCTGAAATAACATTAACGAAACAGAAAGGAGGGTAATAAGATATGTCAGGTAAAAGGTTATTTACTGCTAAGCAGTTGAAGGCTATTGAACTGCTTGCTCGACCAGATAACGAGATGAGCCTACAAGAGATAGCTGATGAGTTGGGCATCAATCAAACTACATTATGGAGATGGCGGAGAAATGAAGACTTTCAGAAAGCTGTGACTGACCTAGCATATAGTTGCCTGAAGGACGAACTCCCTAATCTATTCAAAGCTTTAGCAGATAAGGCTATTGGTGGCAACGTAAAGGCAATGGAGCTCATGCTCAAATATGCAGGCAATTACGTTGAAAAGATTGAAACCAGGGTATCTGGAGATATGGACTTAGGGGGTATGAGTGATGCTGAACTGGATAGACAAATCAAAGAGCAAGAGAGATTACTTAAACTTGCTGAAGGAGAAGAATAAACGCATTAGAAAAGAATACGCTTCAAAGGGTATTCTTCAGTTTGGCAAGACTTACTTCCCAGAGTATTTCTCATTACCATCACCTGAAGTGCATAAAAAGATATATGATGATTTGAGAGTCATTTTAGAGGAATCGAATGTGCAACACCATTATGCTTTAGCAGTTCCTCGTGGTACAGCTAAATCAACTATACTGGGCTTTTTGTACCCACTGTATTGTGTTTGCTTTAACTTAAAGCGGTTCATTCTAATAGTATCAGCATCGCAGGACCTGGCAATGTCATTCTTAGCCAACATTAAGGATGAGTTAGAATTCAATACTTTATTAAGAGAGGACTTTGGAGACCTTGTAGGTAAGGTATGGAATGCTGAAAACATTGAAACAAGTACAGGCATTAAAATCAAAGCACTTGGTAGCGGTAATAAGATAAGGGGTCTTAAGAACAAGGCAAGCAGACCAGATTTGGTTATATGTGATGACTTGGAAGATGATGAAACAGTCAGAAGTCCTGAACAACGTAAGAAGTTGAAGGACTGGTATTACAAAGCTCTTTCTAAAGTGGGCGACAAAAATACCGACTTTGTTTTCTTGGGAACTGTACTGCATTACGATTCGTTATTAGCTGACGTTTTGAATAACCCACTATATAATAGCAAAAAATACTCCGCAGTAATTAAGTTTAGCGAAGCATATGAGCTCTGGAATGAGTGGGAAAAGTTACTCACTAATATGGAGGATGAGAATAGGCTGGAAACTGCTAAAAATTTCTTCGCCCTACACAAAGAAGCCATGTTAGAGGGAACAGAAGTACTATGGGAAGCAAAATACAGTTATTATGACTTAATGCTTATGAAAGTTGCAGAAGGAGACGCAGCCTTTAATACTGAGATGCAGAACAATCCTTTAAACCCAGACAATCAGATATTCCTTAGGGAATGGTTTCAATACTTTACACTTGAAGAAATTAAACCTCAGTTTAAAGAACTTGAGCTCTTTGCGGCAATTGATGCATCAATGGGTAAGAAGAATACTTCAGATTTTAGTGCTATTGTTGTATTAGCAAAGCACAAGAAAACTGGACAAATGTATTGCCTAGAGTGTAATATGAAACGTAGACATCCAGACCAAATCATTGATGATGCGGCAGATATTTTACTCTATTGGATGGATCTTATAAAACAGCCATTTAAAGCATTAGGAGTTGAAGATGTAGCTTTCCAGTCATTCTTTAAAGACGAACTCAGAAAACGCTTCATGGCAAAGAACATCTATGTTAATATAAATGGTTTATCAAATAACCAAGACAAGCAACTCAGGATTGAAAGGCTACAACCTGATATTAAAAATGGATACATCAAGTTCTTACGTGAACAGAAGCTACTCTTAGAACAATTAGAGTACTTCCCATTAGCGGCACATGATGACGGTCCAGACGCATTGGAAATGGCAAGAAGGCTCATAGGCAGAAGTGTTACATTATTAAAATAAGGAGGGGTAGACATGATACCTAAAGTTAATCCGTTTGCAATCATAGCTGATTACATCAACGAGTTTAAGACGAGCAAACAGGCCGAGTACCGTAAGTACATGAATTACTACACAGCGGATCACCCAATACTAAACAGAACAATGGAAGAGGGTAAAGCAAATACCAAACTCGTTTTCCAGTTTCCTAAGTACATTATTGACACAGCTCACAGCTACTTAGTTGGTAAACCAATTACTTATGCAAACAATAAGTCAATTGAAGATCCCAGGTTTGTTGACACTGACGAGTTTATAGAGACGTTGAGGGATATCTTTGTTAACAATGACGAATCATTTCTCACAGCGGAAATACTCAAGAATTGTTCTATTGTGGGAGATGCTTATGAGTATGTGTACCTTAAGAAAGATGGAACAATAAAGATGGTGGAATTCCCTGCTAGTGAATGTATTCCAATTTACAACCCATCTACAAAAGAACTTGAAGCAGTTATTCGTTTCTTTGAGATGGAGAAACTTGATGCAAACGGCAAGAAAAAGATTGTTCATAAGGTTGAGGTTTATGATACTGAGGCTGTTACCTACTACGATATGGAAGATGGGAAAGTAACACTTGATTTAACAAAACCTGCCGCCCCACACAAACTCGGAGAAGTACCTATCATTCATTATAAAAATGTAACCATTAGCAATATGGATTACGGACTCAGTGATTTGAAAGATGTAGAAACTTTGATCGACGAGTTCAATGAGAGGGCATCAGACCTGAGCAACACTTTGCAGTACAACGCCAACCCACTATTGAAACTTATCAACTGTACTATGGATAAGGAACAGTTACAGGATATGATAAATAGTAGGTGCATACAGTTACCTGAGGGAGCACAGGCTGAGTACTTAGTATGGGATCAGCAAATCAACGCTATTGAAAAGCACCTTGAAAGACTTAATGATTGTATACTCACATTTAGCTTTACACCGAAACTGTACAAAGACAATGATGAAGGCAATCCAATGTCTGGTATTAGCATAAAGATGAAGCTCAGTGGAGCTGACTTGAAAGCTAATAACAAAGAGCGTAACTACAGGCTGGGTATAAAGAAACGTATTAGACTTATTGGTAAGATACTTGCTTTAACTGAAAATAAGGTTTACAATTATAATGATGTAGACATTATATTCAACAGAAGCATACCACAGAACTTGCTTGAACTGGCTGATATCGTTGTTAAGCTGAGAGGAATTATTAGTGATGAAACATTGCTTGGCATTATACCATTTGTTGTTGACGTTAAAACAGAGATGGATAGAGTAGCGAAAGAGAAATCAAATCAGCCAGACACTACAAACACCGACCAGGTCAAGTAACATCAGCCTATCAGTGAATTTGCCTGAATACCGGATTTGGCAATTTTTAAGACCACGGTTCGCTATAGACAACGAATAGCGGAGTATGTTATACTATAGTTAATGGAAAGATATCCAAAATACGAAAGGGCTAAGCACTAAGAACTTCTTCTAGAAGGGCGACGTGTTTAGAACTTAATAAGGAGGGTTTATTATATGGCACTTGATTTTACAATGCCAGAAAACCAAGAAGAACTAGCTAAGTTGATACAAAGTGAAACCGACAAGGTTAGAACAAAGTATTCAACAGAGATGAAGAAACTGCAAGACCAGTTGACACAGCTTCAATCTGAACTAGATGAGTTTACTAATAAGGAAGCTGAGTTCAACAAAAAGATGCTGGACCTGGAGACAAAGGAACTTGTTTCAAGCAAGGGCCTTAAACCGGAACTAGCAGTACTGCTCACAGCTGATACTATTGAGGGAAGAAAAGCTCAACTCGAAGTATTAGTAAAGGCAATGAACCTTGAGGTAAAGGAAGAGATCATCAAGAAAGTCGGACAGGACGACCCACAGCAGTCAAATGTAAAGAATAACGGGGCGGAAGGATACGACTGGAACAAGATGAGCTATGCTGAGAAAGTTGAGTTGTACCAAAAAGATCAAAAATTGTATGAGGCGGTGAGAAACGCCGCTCAAAAGTAAAAGGAGGTAGATGATTATGGCTACAGGACCTACTAAAAAGGCAGATGTTATAGTACCGCAAGTATTTGGAGATATCGTAACCGCAAAGTTTAAGGGGAAGCTGGTTATCGCTAACTTTGCTCTAACTGACACTACGTTAGTTGGAAACCCTGGAGATACTGTTCATTTTCCAAAATGGAACCCAATCGGGGATGCTGAGGATCTCCAGGAAAATACTGCAATGGTACCTGAAAAACTTACTTCAGGCGATGCTTTTGCTACCGTTAAGGAAGTAGGTAAGGCGGTTTCTATTACTGATCAGGCATTACTTTGCGGTATTGGAGATCCTTTGGATGAAGCAGCTACTCAGGTAGGTAAAGTTGTTGCAAGAAAAATTGATGCAGACCTTATTTACGAAGCAGTTACTAAATGTCTATCAGGAAGAAAGATCCCTTACACAGAAACTGACGAGTTTTATGAAAAGGTTGCTGATGCAAAAAGTTTTTGGGGAGACGAAGCAGAGGAGATCGCTGTATTGTTAGTTCATTCCAAAATGTACACCGCTCTTTTGAAGGATGCAAACTTCATTAGTGCTGACAAATATCCTGCAGGTGTACTTGTTACAGGAGCCATTGGAACACTCTACGGTGTACCGGTTATGATCACAGACAGAGTACCTTATAATACTAGTACTGATGTTGCAACTTCAATCATGCTTCAGAGAAACGCTCTAGCTTATATCACAAAGAGGGCTCCGATCGTTGAAACTGGCAGAGATATCCTCTTAAGGAACACCATAATCACAACCAATGTTCACTACGCTGTGAAGCTGATCAATACAGACGGTATCGCAGTTATCGAACATAAATTGGTTGAGGCTGGAAGTACTAACCCTGGTTGAGGCTGGAAGTACTAACCCATAACCGCCGGCTAAAGGAATAAGACTTAAAACATCTTATTCCTTTAGTCTTACATAATTTAATAAGGAGGGAGCTTATATATGTCAGTAGTACAGAATGCAGGATATCAAGATATAAGAAACTACATTCAAGATAACTGGAAGTATATAGAGCTTAGAGACGAAAACCAGGATCCTGTTCTTAGAATAGGAATAGGAGACTCAAGAGTAACTTGGACTCACACAGAGGGAGCTCAAACCTTGGAAATGACTTGCGTTATAAAGGGAAGTGACTCAGATGTAAAGAACCTACTACCCAAAACATTTGCAGGGGCGGCATTGTTTAAGGTAGAAAGTGAAGGATCAGCAATGTCGGAGGAGGAATTTACAAACTTTACAATGAGCTCAGAATCAGACCAGTTGACTATTATATACCAGTTAGAAGTTCCAGCTGAAGAAGAAGAATAAACGCATTAGAAAAGAATACGCTTCAAAGGGTATTCTTCAGTCAGGTTTCTTAATGCGAAGGGTTATATACTGATAATGGTATATAACCTTTTATTATAATAGAAAGGAGGTAAGAACAATGCAGGGACAAGGAACATTTAATGATCCATATTTAGTAGAAACAGTTGCCGATTTTATAGCCATGAGTGGATATGGAACCGGTGTTTACTTTGAGCTTGCAAATGATATAGACTTTGGAAGTACCACTTATACTGATAATGTTATTGAAACATTTAGGGGTATATTCGATGGTAAATTTCATAAGTTGTTAAACTTCAAGACTTATGGTTCAGCGTATCTCATTAGATACATTCAGGGAGATGATAACCATCAAGCAGTATTTAAGAATGTTGGAATTGAAAATATAAGTATGGATTCTTATGATAGGAGTTTTACTAATGGTCCATTAGGGGAGATAAATGGTCCTGGAGTAGTTGAAAAAGTTTATGTGACCGGCAAAATAACAAACACTAAGTCGGTCTATTCAACTGAGTTAATGGGGACACTATTAAACGGCATAACAACAACAACTGGAACAGCATTAGTTCAAGACTGTTACAGTATGGTTGATGTAGTTTTACCCAATGTAGAGAGCCTTTCATCTGATAGTAGGTTCTTTATGTACTTGCAAGAATATGGTGAAGTAAAGAACTGTTGCTTCTTTGGTAGTGTTACAATAAAGAGTGGATACTCAATCCCAACAACATTATCATTTGGAGTAGATACATCCAAAGCTACAGCTTCAGGTAACTATGTTGATAAGGAGAGAGGTAATCTTACAATTACTTCTGAACCTGGAGTAACCTACTACACTACAGCACAAGCATTAGACTTTACGGCTAACTATCCAACACTTGACAAAACGATTTGGAGCAAAGACAATAACATTAATTATGGGTATCCTTTTATAAGAGCATTTAATTTCCCTAAATCATGGGAAACTACGGTAAGAAGTCCTCTTACTCCATCAGGGTATCAGGATATTAGGGATATGGTGCAGGCAAACTGGACACACATTCAACTTAGCAGATATGATGGAACTCCTATCATAAGACTGAATTGCGAAGACCCAAGAGTTGCGTGGACACATAATCCTGGAGCTCAGGTACTTGAATTAACAATTACACTCAAAGGTAGCGATGTTGATTATGAAATACCAAACACATTTGGGTTGATTGAATTGTACAAATCGGACTCAGGGGAAGTACCACTCACACACGACTTGTTCACTCCTCAGTCCATTTCAACAGTTTCAGACACATTGTATTTGAAATACCGCATTCAGATTCCAAAGGTGGGCTAGGTCAAGTTCAGCCAGCCTATCAATGAATTTACCTGAACACCAGATTTGGCAAATTTTAAAGACCAGGGGGGTGAAAAAGATGGAAGGACTTGGAACAGCTGATAACCCATATATAGTTACCACACCAGATGAATTTAAATCAATAGCAGATGAGCCAAAAGCCTGTTATAAGCTAGGAAATGATATTGATATGTCGAGTAGCCCAGGGTTGGCATGTAATATTTTCTCAGGTACATTTGATGGAGACGGTCATAGGATAATTGGACAAACTGGTAATTTACAATCAGCTTTTTGTAGATATTTAACTGGTGGAGCAGTTGTAAAGAATGTAGGTTTTGCATTAGACCTGAACAACATTAGCGGTACCTGTACTGGTGGTGTTGCCGCTGAAGTGATGGGAGACTGTACTATTCAGAAAGTTTGGATAGAACCAGCAGATCCAGGCACTAACGCTTATATAAAGTCTACTGCTTCGTCTTCCTATTACACTCCTTACGCAGGAGGTATTGTTGGAAGAATTACTGACGGTACTGTTTTAATTGAGGATTGTTACCTAGCTGACTATGTTTCGGTAATGGCTACAGATTTGTCTACATCATCTCCTTATTCTCCTGCAAGAGCCGGCGGTGCAGTTGGTTCATATGAAGGTGGAACTCTTACCTTACGAAGATTCTACAAAGTAAGGGCAGTAACCGCAGCAGGTTTGTACTCAACTGGAAAGTCTGATCAAATCATATACAAAGCTGGAAGTACTAACCCAAGTGCTTCGTATAACTATTATAACCGTGATTATTCTAATACGTCTTCACTATATGGCACTCGTAAAACTACTTCTGAGATGAAGTCTAAATCAACCTATACTACGTGGGATTTTGATAATACTTGGCGGATAGATGGAGGATACCCAACATTAAGATTTCCCGAATCAAGAACTATTAAGAGCAAAATTCAATCTATCTTTGGAAAAGCTAACATAAGTGTTACAGTTAGTGCTAAAAGTATTGTACAGCACTTGACAGGAAGAATTACAGCTACTTTCATTAGGGAACAAATTGGAACAAGGACAGTTATTAGCAAAATTAATCCTATATTTGGGAGGGTGACGGTTGAGGCTGGTAACCAAATCAAAGTTACTCTTAAAAGTACTTTAAATCCATTAAACGGAAAAGTACAAACAACTGCCACTTATTTCATTGATTGCTTTGTAGACGAATCAACTAGTGGAGTGCATGTACTTCAAACAATTCCAAAAGAAAAAATTATCGAAACTGCAATAGATGAAATAACCGAGGCAATTCTTTCGTACGGTGAATCTGCTTATTCTGAAGCCATTATAGTAAAATCTATAATGGACGATATTGTAGCAAAGGTTCCAGTTACATGGAAGGCAACGGCAACTGTTTTGAGCAAACTTGAACCAATAAATGGTAAGGCAGATAGATGCCGATTCTCAGCTTCAAGAATTGTTCATAGTATACTAAAGAAAATAAAAACATACATTGACATTAAGATTCCTGGACTTGGGGCGAAGGTTAAATCAGATAAGATAGGAACAACTAATGTTAATATTGAAAGGATTTACGACCGAGTAAAGGTGAAAACTATTTCACCAAAAGTCATAATAAGAATAGGAGATGAGTAATATGGCATTTGTTAATAGTACTGTCAAAGTTCATATGGAGTTTGTTACTGCAGACGGCAGTTATGCTGATGCGAGCAACATCAAACTCCACATTTACGACTTGAATGGTGTACTAATTGAGTCAGTAGACATCACAGATGCAGATAAAATTTCAACTGGAGTGTATGAAAAGTATTATACCGTGCCGGCCGGCTATACAAATGTTATAGCACAAGTAGTTGGAAATATAGGTTCAGCTACTATAGTTGGAACGGTAGAAATCGACACTCAATCGGCAGACAGTATTAATCCTTATGATTACTTGGACGATGTAAAAACTATACTTCAGATTCCGTTAAGTGACACCTCAAAAGATACCTACTTAACAACGGTTATACCTTATATTATCCAGTTTATTCAGGAGTACTGTAAAACGGACTTCAAAAATAATGCTGGACAAATAGAACTGCCATTAGGGTTAAAGTTGGCTGTTGCTAAAATGGCACAGTATCATATGAAAGATGTTAGTATAGACTCAGAATCATTTGCTGGATTTGCACTTAAAGTGGCAGAGGGATATCCAAAAAGCATCATGAGGATACTCGATAGTTACAAGGTAAGGAAAATATCATTTATGTAAGGCGGGAGGAGGCGGTTTAACCATGGACAGGGAAGTATTAAGAAGGATTCAAGAAAGATTCGATAATGCCATAAAAAGATATGGCGAGAAAATTACTATTGATGGTGTAGAATATGATGCTGTTATTCGTCATAAGCCGGTAGGAGACACTCTGGACTATGACGACAAGAGAATAACAACCGCCGCCGACATAACAAGAGGTACCATTATTAATTACAAAGGAAAAGATTATGTAGTCATTAGCGAAGTAAACGATAAAAGATATGATATCTATTATGAAGCTATAATGAGAAGATTCCCTATAGTAATTAATGTGCAACGCTGGAACTTGACATCGGGCGGCACTTATACTCAGGTAGGAGGCACAATCCAGACACCATGTTTTGTATCGACTATGTCAACTACTGAAGAAGGAAAGTATGCTTGGGACTTTCAGAAGATTATAGTAATAGTTCCAGATAGATCCGAATGGAATACTTCTGACTTAGGTAAGGTAGAGTTTGAACTATTCAACACCAAATGGAAGTGTAAGGCAGAGTACATGGACACATCAAAACCAGGACTAAACTTTTGGCATTGTGACTGGGCATCGTTGTTATAACGAGTTGATGGAGGGGTAGGCATTTCTGTCTACCCTTCAGGTCAAGTAAACCAGCCTATCAATGAATTTACCCGAATACCAGATTTGGCAAATTTAAAAACCAAGAGGAGCGAATCCCTTGCATTTACGGAAACCATGAATCTTGCATTCATGAATTACATGAATCACTAATTAGTGAGAAGTGGCGAAGCCTGTATTTGCAAGGGGTTCACTATCATAGGGGGTAGATATTCATACCAGATTGATATCGCAGAAACCTGCAAGAAATGGTGAAGCCTTGGCACCAGATTTTGAATTGTAAAAATATCGCCATGGGCAGGCAGATGGTTAGTTATTGTGATACTAGGACAATTAGGTATTGTGGTAATCAGATGGTTAGTTATTGTGGTACTAGGACAATTAGGATGAACGGTCTATGTTTAACTTAGGGCGTCAAGGAGAAACAAATACATACTAAAAAACGCCTGTAATTCTTTTTGTCTTCGCAGACTATATAATTTTTAGTACACAGTTATATGATAAAGCTAAAAACTAAAGACAAGTTGGTGCGGGGCGGCCTTTTCTAAAAACTCCTATATGGGAACTAAAGCTCTGTTCTTAGTAGAAGAGGTAGAAGAAAATTACAAAAAATTTACAAATACCCTATTATTATTTTTTCTATTATATATCTAGTATTCTACTATATTATTATATATATATTATTTAGTTAACGAACCATTAACAGTACTGTTAACGAACCATTAACAGTACTGTTAACGAACCATTAACGGTACTGTTAACGAACCATTAACGGTACTGTTAACGAACCATTAACGGTACTGTTAACGAACCATTAACGGTACTGTTAACGAACCATTAACGGTACACAATGAGCTTCTTAAAAATATCTTTAAGAAAATCATAGACAACTCAACACAATTGTAGTATAATTATATTATAAGCAAATTATATTATAGTAAAAGGAGGTTATACACATGGCAATGGAGACCAAACAGTGTAAAATGACACAGAGACAAATCAACTTCATACAGAAATATGCCGATAGACTTGAAGTTAATTGGTCTGAGGGGTTAAGAAGAATACTTGATAATGTAATCGACAATTATGAAAAAAATGCCGGCCCTAAAGAAAACAAGTCTAATCAAGAATAGTTAAAGTAACACTATAAGTAATAGGAGATAGAGGTGATAAGATGGCTGAAAGACGAGTTCTTGCATGGAGACCTAGTTTTCCTGCATTAGAAGATATTTTAGGGTCAACTCAAGCAAAGATATTAACCGACTTACTATTTGATTATGCTTACAAGAGTACAAATAACTGGCAGGGGCCAGAGTGTTTTAGTATCAACAAAGATACAATGTATTTCAGAAGGTCATTTAGTGCAATCTTGCAATATGTGAGTATTACCAAAGAAAACTTGAGTAAGAATATCAAAGCATTAAGAGAAAAAGGATTGATACAACTTCAAGAGAAGAAATCAATCAGAGATGTTTATAGTTACAGAGTAGAATTGTCCACTCATAAGTACATTGAACTAGCTCAAGAGAAGTTGGAAACTGTGAAAGATAAGTACACAAGACAAAGAATCGAGGAATTTATAGAGATTCTTTCCGAACATGATTCGATATTGGATGCACTTATAGTACCAGAAGCTGAGATGCACACGTTTATGTTCAAAGAAAAAGACCGTTATTAAACGGCCTATAAGTAATAGGGGAAGAATCAAATCCTTCAAAAGTAGTAAAAACATTGCCAAATACTATACTAATAGTATAGCATAGCCTATAATAATAGTCAAGGGGGTCGTTATAATGAGAAATCAAGAAACATATGAGATTAATTTATTGAAGGCAAGAATCGCAAAAATGTGGAAAGAGTTAAAACGCAACCCAGACCCGGCACTTAAATTAAGAGTTGAAGTAGAAGAAGTTAAGCTTGCAATAGCATTGGAAAAACAGGAGGCTGATAGAAATGAAATATAATACAAAACCAGATGTACTTTTACCATATTTAGAGACAGTAATGTATCCGACAAACTTTATAGAAGATACTAGTCTTTCGCCCCAAGAAAAAATACTTTTAGGTATATTTCATTCATATGATAATCAAAACAAAGGTTGGTGTATTGCTCCTTTAGAGGAAGTTGCTATAAAAATGGGTCGTAAAAAAAGAGCAATACAAACACAACTTGATAAGCTGGTTAAAAAAGGCTTCATCTCTATAATATATCGAAACATGGCAAGAAACAAAGACAACAGCGAAAGAACTTCAATATACGTGTTTAATACAAATAAAGTAGATGAATTTAAACGAGAAATTGAACTTAAAAACATAATACATGCTTTAGGGCAAGAAGTAAGAGTGAAAACTAAAAGTGGTATGAGAGATGTAAGTTCAGAAAATTTTACAGTTAAACTTCTTTGGAATTAATACGGAGGCGAGTAACAGTGAAAGACTGGTTCGAGAATTGTGCAAGGGGCAAAACTCTTTCATTTGGAAAGAAATAAGCCGGCCCCACAAAATACTCGTATTTCATTATTTTAAATGTTATACTAATAATAAGGAAGTACACATAGTTATTGCATTTGGAATTGATTTAGTAAGGAGGTGTCGAGAGTGGGGTTACTGGAAGAATACGCACATGATCCTTATTCATTACATTTAGCATCAACCCTGGAGCAGTTAAATGAAAGATTTCGTGAGTTACTAATGGAGTACCTTACCGACATTGCATATCAAACTGAGCCTGGAAAGTATAACTGGCATCCTGCAATTGAATTGGCTGATCAATGTGAATTAGGGGAACCATTTCCAGATGGCGATATTTATGGATGGTTAGCAGAAGGAGAGTGGTATCCTAATCGTGGATATAATCCAGGGCGGTGGGCATACAAACAAGCAAGAGACCAATTAGCCAACGAAATGATGAGTGGAATGATTGGTGATGAGTCTATATCCACAACATTATATTTTATTGATGGAGCCAGCAAAGATCCATGTGAAATATGTGCAATGTATGAAGGTAGAATATTAAATGAAGAAGAGCTCATGCACGCTATGTCAATGGGTTTATTTCATCCTCATTGTGCACATTATCCTGTACCAATAGAGATGACCGATGACCTACGTGATATTATTGAACGGGAACGGGATTAGATAAGGCACACGATCGTGTGTCTTTTCTTCTGACTTCAAGTTAATCCATGTATCTGGCGAACTACCGTCAGGTGTGCGGGCTCGGTATTTTAAAACTCGAAGAAACCATGTGAAAGAAAAATCCATCGCCCCACACAAAGTCAGATTCTTATTGTCGGAATTTAATACAATTACGGAAGTAAATATAATAGTAGGATTGCATAGTATAAGATATATGAAAAACATTTATTAGCGAATAGATGGCAAGCCAGTAAGCACAAGGGTTAAGCCATCTTTTTTCTATGGTAAAAAGTAAGATGGTTTGGATGCGATAATTTGCAACCATGTGATGAAAACACAGCGGATTCGGACTGTCTTCAGGCGTGCGGATTCGGTTTGTAAAAATATTGGGTCGTATCGAGTGGTTGGTTATGCAATAATTTGCAATCCCTCCTTGACAACCATTCCTATTAGTATTATAATTAAGATTAAAGGAGGAGATGGTTATGCGACCAATTGAGATGGGTGAGTTTACACCAAAACAACTCAGGGCAATCGAGTTATTAGCTCAGCCTGGAGACTTGACTCTGGATGATATTGCTCGAGAGTTAGAAATAGATAAGACAACGCTTTGGAGATGGCGGAGAGTAGAAGCCTTTCAGAAAGCTGTGACTAACTTAGCTTATTCATGTCTTAAAGACGAATTACCCAAAGTCTATAAATCATTAGCTGACAAGGCTATAAATGGTAACGTCAAGGCAATGGAACTTTTACTCAAGTATGCAGGCGATTACGTTGAAAAGGTTGAGACTAAAGTTTCAGGGGACCTTGATATAGGAGGTATGACTGATGCTGAACTTGAACGCCAGCTTAAAGAACAAGAAAGATTACTTAACCTTACTCAAGGAAAAGAATAAGCGTACAAGACTTAAATATGCATCAAAGGGCATCATGGAGTTTGGTCTAACCTATTTTCCTGAATACTTTACTTTACAAGTACCTGAAGTGCATAAGGAAATATATAGAGATTTGAAATCAATTATTGAATCGAAAGATGGAATTCACTATGCGGCAGCTCTACCTAGAGGATATGCAAAGACAACGATACTTGACTTTTTGTTTCCACTTTATTGTATTTGCTTTAAGTTAAAGCGATTTATAGCTATCGTATCTTCTTCGCAGAATTTGGCGGACAGTTTTTTAGCTAACATTAAGAACGAACTGGAATTCAATGAATTGTTAGTTGAAGACTTTGGATGTTTGAAAGGTGATACTTGGAATGCTCAAGACATTATCACATCTACAGGCATTGAAGTTAGGACAGCAGGTTCTGGAAGTAAGGTAAGAGGTTTAAAGAATGGGCCACACAGACCAGACTTGGTTATCATGGATGACTTGGAAAATGATGAGGAAGTAAGGTCTCCAGAACAAAGGAAAAAACTCAAAGACTGGTTCTGGAAAGCTATATCAAAAGTCGGAACCAAATACACAGATTTTATATTCCTGGGAACTATATTGCACTATGACTCATTATTAGTTGACGTGTTGAATAACCCAGCTTACCAAAGCAAGATATACTCCGCTGTAATATCATTTAGTAAAGATCAGGACCACTGGAATGAGTGGGAAAGTATCTTAACAGACCTGAGTAATAAAAATCGCCTGGCTGATGCAAAAAACTATTTCTTAAAACATAAATCTACAATGTTAGAGGGAACAGAAGTACTATGGGAAGAAAAATACAGTTATTATGATTTAATGGTTATGAAAGTTACAGAAGGAGAAGCAGCCTTTAATACTGAGATGCAGAACAATCCAGTTAATCCTGAAACTACAATATTTGACGAAGCATGGTTCAAATACTTCACAATGGAAGATATTAAGAAGGAAAAGAAACAAATCGACTTGTATGCGGCAGTTGATGCTTCAATGGGTAGAAAGAATACGGCAGACTACTCAGCTATCGTAGTTTTAGGAAAGAACAGAGTAAGCGGTCAGATGTATTGTTTGGAAGCAGACTTAAAGAAACGACACCCAGATGCTATTATAGAGGATGTGGCAGACATTCTACTTAAATGGCAAGAGTACTTCAACACTGGGTTCGAGTGCTTAGGTGTAGAAGATACTGCATTCCAATCATACTTTAAAGATAACTTAGTAAAGGCATTGATGAAGAGGGATATATATGTCAATGTACAAGGATTGCATAGTCAGGTTGATAAGCAACTGCGTATTGAAAAGCTACAGCCTGATATTAAAAATGGGTACATTAAATTCATGAAAGATCAGAAACTATTACTTGACCAGTTGAAACAATTCCCTCATGCACCTTACGATGACGGACCAGACGCATTGGAAATGTGTAGAAGGATTGTGGGTAGGTCGATTCAGGTAATATAATGAGGTCTAGTGAACCGCTGGGTCAAGTGAGCTGGGGGTTGACCAGAACTACCCTCAGGAGTGCGGGCTCAGATTTTAAAAACCACGAATAAATAAGGAGGTAAGAACATGGAGAATTATTTACCAAATGGGCATAAGTGGATAAGTTCATTTATAA